TTGATTTTAGTGGTGGACATCAATCGTTTACTTCTCCTTTGCTTTTGCGAGTAAATGAGTCTCCTTTTTTGTACAATGTAGACATAAGTAGACCAGGGAAGCTACAAAAAGCCTATGGGTTTGCACAGATTGGAAGTGGAGTAGGAAGTGGAGCAAATAGGGGGGTTTATGCTTGGAATAAAGAGAATGGGGATAATGAGTTGTATCAAGTATATGGTAGTGATTTATACAAATATTTAGGTAGTGCTAGTGGATTCTCTTCGGTAGGGAGTGGCTTTGGAACAGGAACAGGTCCAGTAGAATGGGGGGTATCTTTTATTAACACAGGAACAGGCGTTGGTACAGGGGCTGATACTTTTAAGGAAAGACTGTATATTACACAAGGAATTGAGGGTGAGGTCAAGTATACAGATGGAACTAACATGGGAACATTGGCTAATACTTATGCCAAGCACCTAGAGGTCTACAAAGGGAGGCTATATTTAGGAAATGTTAAAACTAATACCGAAACATACCCTTCAAGAGTGATATTTAGTGATGTAAGTAAAGACAATTTCCCGGCAAATAACTACTTTGACGATATGGGAGAGGCCATTGTAGGACTTAAAGAATATAGTGGTGCATTGTTTGTATTTACACAAAACAAGGTCGCAGCATGGGACGAGTATTCTCTAAGAGTTATTAACACAAACGGAGGTACTTCTAACAAAGAAACAGTACAAGTAACAGAAGGTAAAATGCTTTGGTATAACAGAGGGGGAGTTTACATGTATGCTGGTGGAACAGAGGGGACTTTAATATCAAGAGCAGTTGAAGACTGGCTAAGCGTTGTAGTAGATGCTAATAGTGTAACAGGTGGACTCGATTCAAGGGGTAGATACTGTCTATACATTGGAAATGTTACCTACGAGACTGTGGCTTACAAGAATGTGATATTAAGATACGATGTTCTATTGAATGCTTGGGATGTACTAATCAACAGACCTTACAAATACTGGACTAGAAACAAGGCTGGTGGAGTCTATGAGGTATATACAACCAATCCTGATGGACAAGAGGTATGGCAAATTGATCTGGGTTATGCCTTGAATGGCTCGGCTCAAGAGAGCGTATATCAAACTCCAAAGTTATACGGTTCGCCTGAGAATGTAGAAGATATTAAGAATGCCTACGAGGTGCAAGTAGTATCCAAGCCCTCAAACGCTAGTGGGGAGTATTTGACAGCCCAGTATAGAATAGGGGGGACAGGAAACTGGAGCAAGATAGAGGGTTCAACAAATAATGTAAGCCTAGCTGGTACTGATGAGATTAAGGTAGAAAGATTGATACTGCCTCCTAAAGCGGCTGGTAAGTTTGTAGAGCTTAAACTAAGCCATAGTTCAAGTGGAGCTGGTTTTTCTATTTATGGATTGAATCTAGTTTATGATGTAGAAGCAAAGGAGGATCACTAATGGCACTCACACTAACAGAACAGGAGATTAGAAATCAGTTAGGGGCTTATTTGACCAAGCCCTTGATAGTGGAAACGGGAGTATTGAGTACACAACAAACAAGCTCAGTAACCTCTATTGGAGAGGGTGGGGTACAAGGGAAATGGACCTTTGGACCTAATGGACAAATTATAGTTAATGATGGAACTAATGATAGGGTTTTAATTGGATTCCTAGGTTAAATGGCTAAATATGGTCTTAAAATTAGCAGAGCTGGTTTTGATGTTAAAACTGCACCCGATGATAAACTTGCCTTTAGTTCTGAGTATAAGGGTCTAAGAATAGCCTTAGAGGGTCAAGTAAGTTTAGTAGCAGGATCTAACCATATAGTAATTGACCATAACCTCGGATATAAACCTTTTTCCATAGTAAGTGCAACAGAAACCACCATATTTAATAAAACAATAAGACTTCCAGCAAGTTATGCATACTTGGGTGTTTATGGATTTTATGGTGGGTATACGCTTAGTACAACACAGTTAATTGCAGATTTGTATTTATCAGATGAGGGGTTAGAACCACAGGGAGAAGGGGTCCTTAAATATTACTTATTAGTAAACGAGATATGAGCGATTATGGTATAAAAGTATCAAAAGAGGGGGTTAGTGTACAAGGTGCAACAGGGGATAGTGTCTTAATGGACACAACATATAAGAACCTTAAATACATAAAAAATGTATATCTAGCTTCAGCTGGTCAATTTCCTCATGGTTTAGGATACGCCCCAGTCGCTTGGACTTGGGCTAAGGATAGCCAAGACTGGTGGGTAAAAACTAATCCTGGGTTAATAAATGTTCCTTCTACAAGTGGTGGAAGTGTAGTGGTACCGACAACAAGCTCTGATAGTACAAATATTTATTCCAGTGCTGGATATTGCGAATATCTAGCAGAGAAGGGTTATATTGGGTCCTCTACAGAAAAACCCACGGGGTATGGGGTAGTAGTGTCGGCTCCAGGAAAAGATGTTAAAACAGCACCTCCTTATGACAGAATATTTGACTCTTCTTTTAATACCTATAAGATATTTGCAAGTGGAACCGTTACACTTTCTTGGGCTGAGGGTGCAGAGGGTTGGATAAACGCAGATATTACACACAATCTTGGTTATGCACCAAAGGTTATTATTTTTGGTGAAGATGGGTCAGAACCAGCTTGGACAAGTGCTGGATACGAGGGTCAGGAAGTATTTAGATATTATTCAAATACAACAAAACTAAGAGTAGTGGGGCAAAGGGCTGATTTTTATGGTGGTATATTTGGTCCACTACCAGCCTATTCTCAGACTTTTACCTATTTTATCTTTGTGGATAGGATAGACGATAGTGAGTTTATTTAGATATGATATAATTATATATACGAGGGGATATACGAGGACTGTAAATTGATACATCTTAAAAATGGCCGTATACATTGTTCAGCCTGGGGATACTTTAAGTGGAATAGCAAAAAAACTAGGGATACCCAATTGGAGAACACTTTATGAGCAAAATAAGTCTGTAATAGGGAGTAATTACAACCTAATCAGACCGGGCCAACAACTTACTTATGGAAGTGCGACCCCAACAACATCAGAACAAGCAATACCAGAAGGCACAGGGGCTTCAGCAATTGCACAACAGATAGCAGAAAATACACCTACTAATTTTGCAGAGGTTTTACCATGGGAACAATATTTCACACCAGAACTAGCACAGGGTAGTGCAGAACAGGCTTATGCTCAATATTTTGCACCGATAGCACAACAGAGACAGGAAGAATTAGAGAGTGGATTTGCCAATAGGGGATTGATTAGAAGTGGAATACGAGGTCAATCCCTTTCTGACTTGTATAGGCAATTAGGACAGGAACATCAAAAAGGAATAGAGGCAGATGTATTACAACAAAAAGCAATGGCACAAGAAGACTACAATAGAATGCAACAGTTGTATGAGAATAGTGCTGGTAAGCAAAAACCGACAGCAACAAAATACACACCTTACAAAGTAGCAAGGCCTGTTACAGACGCAGGTACTTATGGAAGTTCTTATCTTGATTGGCTCAATAGGGCTACAAGAGTTTAAAAGAGTTTAATTAATTAGATACAAAAATGGCAACAACAGCACAAAGACTAGCAGAATATGAGGACTTATACAGAAAGGCACAAGCCTACGACCCAAATGCCTTTCAAAACGAGTTTGAGAAGACTTATGGAGAGGCTACCAATTATAATAAAGACCTTATAGAACAACAGGCACAAGCCTTAGGAGAAGTTCAGGCTGTTGCACCAACACTAAGAGAGAGATACATGAATACCCTGATTACAGACCCCACTGCCCAAATGGCTTTAATTGCTCAAGCTAGACAGGCCCCTATTACACAATGGAGTACAGCTTCAAACTTACTTAACGCAAGAGGTCAAAGATACCAAGATATTCTAGCTAAGGCCTTAGGGGCTTATCAGACTTCAGCACAACAGGCCAACACAGCAGCAGAGAATGCTTGGAGGTTATACCAAGACGCAGTACAACAGGCCCAATTTAATGCACAACTAAGGGCAAGTAGAGGAGGTGGTGGCACTACCCAACCCCAGTTGACCCTTGAGGATATATTAAGAATAGCAAGAGAACAGGGAAATACACAAACACAAACACCGATAACCCCAACACCAACAACTCCAGATACACCATACTGGGGCGCATTGACAGCAGCCGCAGCTTGGGAGCCTGAGAATAATACATTAGCAAATATCTATAATGGACTAAGAGATACAGTTGGTAAGTTCGTATATGAGAACCCGACCCCTATCTCTTTTATCAAGAAGTTATTTAACAGAGGAAAATAGTAGTAAATTAAGTAATATATAAATGAGTATTCTTACAGACATATTAAGAGGTATCACTAAGCCAGGAAGAGATGTGGCCGAATTAGGTAGACTTGTAACTTCTCTTAGAAAAATGGACCCTAATATTAACAAGGAACTAGATACCCTCAAGAAGAAACAGGAAGCCCAGAGGGTAATGGAAGAGTATCAACCAAAATATCAGAGTCAAGAAGAGCAATTGGGAACATTCCTAAGACCAGGAGAAACAATAGCAAGAGACGCAGCAGTCTTAGGTTCCCTTATAGCTCCAGTGGGAATAGCAGGGAACATAGCTAGTCGTGCTAGTGCAGGTGCTTTTGGTGCTGGACTTGGAAGTTATGGTATGACACCTATTACAGAAAATGCAGATATTGGAAAAATACTTGCAGGTGCAGGACTTGGGGGAATACTCGGTGGAACTATTGGTGCAGTAGAAAAGGGAATTGCAGGAAGAGCTGCAAGAGGTGGAGAATCAGGTCTTACAAAACTTGGGAAAGAAATGGAAAAAGGTGCCACAGGAATCAAAACTCCAAAAACACCACTTGGAAAGGATATGGCTATGCAGTCTTTTGATGATGTAAATAGAATAACAAATAAATATAAAGCAAATCCAGATATTACTGGAATAGGTAAAGCATATAAGGGTCTATCAAATGATCTAACTAAATCTTTAAGAGCTAGTCAGGTTACAGCAAATGCAGACGACTTAGCACTAAATGCGGCACAAAATCTTGCAGATAATCTTGGGATAACAGATGACAAAGCCCTAAGTCTTATACAGGCAACTTTAAAGAGAAGCGGAGCAAAGGGAACACTAAATGCACAGGGACTTGCAAACTTGAAGAGTGCCACACAACCAGTAGCACTTAGGGTTCAAAAACTAATAGACACAGGGGGAAGTTTAACACCGTCTACATATGCCGAGTATGCACTTAATAGGGTTGCCGACGACATATTAAAAAGCGGTCTAGATGATGTGGGAAAAGCAATTTATCAAGATATGGCAATACTACATAAAGTTGCACCAGATATCGTAACGAAGGCAGATAAGGCAGGACATATAACCGTAGCAAACGTAAAAGTCCCTACACTTGGAATACCACAAAAGGTACAAGCCACAACGGGAAAGGCACTACAAGGGCTTGGAAATATCCAAATGCCTCAAGTGTCAGAGAAGGTCTTGTCTAACATAGGAAATGCAGGAATATATGGAACTAGACTGGGACAGGCAATCGGATATGAAGGCAACCAACAACAGCCACAACAATTACAACAGCCTATGCAATCTCAAATGCCACAAGAAGACCAAGGAATAAGTGCTATTAACATGATGTTAGCTCAAAGTGTACTTAATGGTCAAATATCAGCAACAGAAGCAAATGCAGTATTAAGCTTACTTGGAATGGATGCCAAAAGCACCCAGTCTAATTTACCGAAGACTGATACGGGAAGAAAGGCAATGGTGGCAAGAGACGCAGCTATTGGAGCATACCAATTATTACAAGAGAGTCCTGATGTCGCAGGAAAGACTGCAGGAATAGAGAATCTTCTCTACGGGTTAACAGGTGCGGCAAACCAATCAACAGCCTACAAGTCCCAGATTGAAGCCTTAAGAAGTCAGATGTTTAATGCTCTTGGTGGTTCAAGTTTGACCCCAACGGAGAAGGAACAGTATGAGAAGTTCTTGCCAAAGGTAACAGATAGTGCGGCAAGGGCAAGACAGAAAATAGAGCAATTAGTTCCAATGCTAGAAGCTCTAATGGGAGCCAGTATAAGCTCAACAAAGACTTTAGAACAATATTAAATACTAGATATACCACCAATGGAGAACAAACCACTAACCGAGAAGCAAATTAAAAAAATTGTGCAATTGGAAATTAAAGCATGTTTTGAACAACTTACAAATGATGTTAAGGAGATTAAACAAGCCTTACTGGGAAACGAGTATCAAAAAGGTGGGCTTGTTGCGATGGTGCAAAGTCATGAGGATTATATAGAGAGGAATAGAATAACTAATATAGCAGACAGAGGAATGAGAGTTATAGAATGGTATGAAGGACTTGCAGAAAGAAAAGGTACTGATGGCAAAAGCGACCTGGAAAGGTTAGAAGATGGCATAGCTAGTATTCAAGCCATAGGAATCCTTCAAAAGTGGATGGTATTCTTTGGAATAACAAACTTTGGGACTATTGTAGCCTTTATACTGGACAAGCTCCTTAAATAATTCCCTGTTCACAAAATTACAACACACAGTAGGGTGGAGTGGGGTAGGAGTGGGTGGTATATGTAAAATCCCTTTGCAACGGTCTTTTTAGAAAATAGGGTATATCCCCCTCTCGGTGGAGTAGGAGTGGGTAGGGCGGGTAGACCTATATCAAAATGGTATAATTAAGAATGAGATTTAGTGCAGTTATACTAGCAGGTGGTAAGGGAGAGAGATTTAAGTCCTCTATATCTAAACAACTAATGAGTCTCAATGGGAAACCTGTACTTCAATATTGCTTAGATGTTATAGAGCCTTTGGTAGATGAGGTTATTATTGTCTCCAATTCTCAATACAAAGATTACAAGTGTGTTGCTGGTGGCTTAACCCGAAGTGAGAGTGCTTACAACGGGGTTATGGCAACCACTGGGGATTTTGTCATTATCCATGAGGGGGCTAGACCCTTTTTAAGAGCTGAGACTATACAGCAGATAAAAGAACTTCTACTTTGTGGTAATGATTGTGTTGATACAGTTAGTCCAATTATAGATGGTTATGTTCACAATGGAGTGTCTAAAAGTAAGGTAGGAAGATTTTTAGGCTTAACTCCCGAGGCATTTAGAAAAGACATTTTAGTAGAAGCCTTTTTACAAAGTCCAAGAAGAGACTGGATGGATGAGATTACCATGGTGCAAACCCTAAGACCCGAGACTAATATAGCCTTTATTAAGGGAGAGTCTTTTAATAGTAAAATTACTTTTGAAGAAGACTTATCTTTTGCAGAAGGTATAATGAAGTTTTGGACACAACCTATTACGACACTTCCTGACTTATCTAAGAATGTTTTAATCTTTGGGGGTACTGGTGGTATAGGGTCGGCATGTATCAGAAGATTACCCAATTACTATGCCCCTAGTCATAAAGAGATAGACCTTTCTACTAACGACTGGGAAATTGATCTAAAAGAATACAAGGCGATTATCCATAGTGCTGGAGAGTATTCAAACCAAGAGAAAGTAATGGAGGTCAATTTTAATAGTTGTGTAAGGCTAGTGGAATTAGCAGAAAAACAAAGCTGGAAGGGGAATATGGTATTTTTGTCTTCTGCTAGTGCTACTTATGGTAGAAAAGGAATCCCTATTTATTCGGCTTCTAAGTCTGCTCTAAACTCGTACATAGAAAGTAGGCACGAAGAACTAGCCGAGAAAGGAATATATCTTAATGCTATTGCCCCATCTAAGGTAGACACTAAACTACAAACAGCCATCAATCCAAATACTCCAAGAGATAGTATGCTTACTCCTGATTATGTAGCAGATTTTGTTCTTAGGTATACCGACACAAAAGTATCGGGTCATATAATTTATCTAAAGGTTGGATTTAATGACTGAGGAGCAAAAGGATGAACAGGTTAAAAATGCTAAAGAGCTTATAGGTGTTGTTCAAGAATTGGGAGTTGAGCCTTTCCTATGGGCTGGTAGTCTACTAGGGGCTATTAGAGGGAAAGATATTATACCAGGGGACAGTGATATGGACATTGCCTATATTAGTAAGTACACAAATGGGGAGGACATAGAAAAGGAAGCAAGGGAACTGTATACCAAACTCTATGAGATGGGATTACTAGCAGAATACTGGGATGAGAATAATCAGAAAAGATGGCCAGAAAAAGATGGTATATTACCTGTACTAGGACAAGCTCATATTGGGAAAATATCACCCTATTTAGACATCTTTACAATGTGGATTTCTCAAGGGGAGTGGTTTGATACTTGGTTTGGCCCTGTTGCAAAGGATATTGACCCTACCGTGATACCTGATAGTGTTGAACTAAGAGGAGTTAAGTTCCCAGCCTTAAAGAATCCAGAATGGGTACTTAGAATGCTTTATGGAGATGATTGGAAGACCCCAAGGGAAGACAAGGGGACCAATAGACACGCATTCAGACCTACCCTTACGCTTTTTAGAAGGGGTTTAAGATAATGGTATAATATATAATATGAAGAGCGTTGCATGGAAAGGAGACCACCCAATTACCAGTTATTATGGCTGGAGAACTGACCCCATAACAGGAATTAGAAGTTTTCACGATGGGGTCGATGTGTCTATGCCAATAGGTACGGAACTGTATGCTACTGTAAACGGCAAGGTGAGACTAGCGACAACTGACTCCTATGGGGGAAAGTATATTCAGATTCAAACGAGCGACGGAAGAGGACATTGGTGCCTTCATTTGTCGGAATTTAAGGTGAAAGCAGGGGATATGATACAAAAGGGTAATCTTATTGGTCTTTCAGGAAACTCAGGGCATAGTACAGGCCCACATACCCATTTTGGTCTACAAAGCAATGCCACAGTCTGGTCTTCTCATATTGATCCCCTGCCTGATTTACAGGTCTTAGCAGAATCTGCGAGGTTTAAGAAAGGGGATAGGATTATATTTACAGATATTCAAAATATTAGAAAAGGGAGTGGGATTGCGTATGACCTAATCTCTAAGTCCGCTGTAGGACAAATAGGAACTGTCTGGGACGAACCAAGACAAACAGATGGTTATTGGTGGTACGATATTCATATAGACGGGGGAGGAAGTGGT